AGATGATTTTAGGGATATACCGAATAGAGAATTACAGATGAGAGCGGGATTGCTTCGGCACATAATTGACATCCAGCAACCGACCGAAGTGCAAGACGCATCCGGTTCACCGGTTAGCACATGGGCCACATTCAAAAAAGTTCATGCCACATTTGAGCCACAAAGCGGAAGCGAAGGATTCAAAGAAGATCAAATCCAGGCAAGCGAAACGGTCAAGTTCAGAATCAGATATATCGCAGAGGTTTCAGTAGAGATTTCAGTGAAGATGCGCGTAGTTTTTGACGGACGGATTTACGACATAAAGAGCGCAATGGACCTGCATGGAATGAAAAAGGAAACCCATTTAATTTGCACAGAGCATAAACAATGAAGGAAGCGGTCGAAGGGTTAAAAGAATTATCGATTAAACTTTCGAGGATGGAAAGGGCAACCGGATTGAAGGCGATGAGATCTGCGGCGATGGCAGCCACACTTCCAACAGTAAAAGAAATGAGAGCCGCCGCACCAAAGGGAAATAGAACGCATAGAACTTTCAAAGGAAGATTGGTTGCGCCAGGCTTTTTATCAAGATCAATAATCCGGAAAACCAGAACAGGCAACGGAGTTATAACGGTAACAATCGGAACGCGACGCGAAGCATTTTACGGAGTGGCTTTTTTAGATGAAGGAACAAAAAAGATTGCCGGAAGAAGATGGTTCGAGGAAAGATTTTCCAGAAACAGCAACCAGATAGTTAGCCTGTTCAAACAAAAACTAGCAGACAGAATAGCAAAAGCAACAAGGGCATCAACATGATTGAGCATTTTATTTTTGCATTATTGGACGCAGACGTACCGCTAACCGCGTTAATTGATAGCCGTATTTATCCGGTTCAAGTTCCGCAGAACGGGACATTCCCATGCGCGATATATTCAGTAGACGAAGACGAGGCCGAAAAATCATACGACGGACAAGGAACATTCCAGCGAGTTAATTTTGAAATTGACGCTTGGGCTGACGAACACGCCGACGCAATATCCACCGGAGCGGCGGTCCAAACAGCGATGAAAAATTACAGAGGAACGCTGGCGGGTGTCCAAGTCGACACAATTTATATAGAATCGGTAATAACGGTCTACGAAGACGCGATCGAAAAATACCGACAAACGGTTTTGGGAACGATATTCGTTAGATAATTTTAGCTAGATAATTTACAAAAAGAGGATAAAACCATGTCAGATGCATTTCTAAATGGAGTCACGATTAGCCGAGGCGACGGTGGCGGAACGGAAATATTCAATCAAATGCTGGAAATTATTTCGCTTTCAGGATTGGGCAAAGTAAACCCGCTAGTTGAGGTTACGAGTTTCGATAGCACCGTTCGAGAATATATTGCCGGACTAGCAGACGGAACAGAAGTTACGATGGAGGCCAATTACCTTCCTGCCGATACAGAACAGCAAGGATTAATTGCCGATGTTGACGCCGGATTAAATCGGAACTTCGAAATCCTGATTACCGACGGAGTGACACCGCTTACCTATTCGGTAACATTCACTTGTTTGGGTTGGGTTATCAATCCAAGTTACGATGACCGAAACACGATCACATTTACGCTTAAAATTTCTGGGGCAATTACGGTAGCTTAATTATGAATAAAGACCAATTCCTAAAGGGATTCGCACCGCAAGCGAAAACGATAAAATTAGATAATGGCGAAGTTGAGATAAACGAACTGACGTTAGAACAGCGGAGCAAACTACACAAGGTCATAGCAAAAGATCCGGTAGGCGCTCCAGCCATGATAGTTTGTTTAGGATGCAGTCTTTTTACAGAAAAAGATTTGCCAGAAATCCAGGCTCTAGGAGGAAAGGCAATCGCCGAAATCTCCGATGCCATTTTGGAATTATCAGGATTGGCAGATCCAGAGGAAGCCGAAAAAAACTAAAAGAGCGACCAGAGTTAGCGTTCAAATTTAAATTAGCATTAGCTCTCGGTCGCACAGTTTACGAGTTAGACCAAACGATGACCAGCACCGAGCTGGTACATTGGATGGCATACTACCGGCTATTTCCTTTTGGATCGGATCGGGATAATATTCATTCAGCGATAATCGCGGCTACAATAGCGAATGTGAACAGAGGCAAAAATCAACAACCTTTCGAGGCGGAAGATTTTATGCTTAAAAACCAAGACGAACAGCGCGAAGCGGATACCAAATCTGTCCTCGCATTTTTCGGAGCGCACGCGGTGAAAAAAGATGACTGATTTAGCAAAACTGGTAGTAAAATTAGAGGCCGAAAGCGCGAAGCTACATCGCGACCTAGACAAGGCCAACAAGAAACTCCTTACCTTTGGCGGGATAGCCAAAAAAGCAGGGCGAGCATTAAGAGGTTTAGCGACCATCGGCGGAGCGGCATTAGGCGCGCTCGGAGTTGCGATGGGAGTTATGCTTAAAAAGACGCTCGCATTGGCGGACCGAATAGGAAAGCTAAGTCAAACGACCGGATTATCGGTCGAGCATTTATCACGATTGCGATTCCAAGCGGAACTCACCGGAACGAACTTTGAGGAGTTAACCAAAGGAGTCGTGAAATTCCAGAGATCAATGTATGACGCGCAACAGGGACTAGCTACCCAGCGCGATGCATTTGAAGATTTAGGAATTACGCTAACCGACAATCAAGGAAACCTTCGAGAAACCGAAGCGGTCATGGGCGATATGGCAGACGCCTTTAGCAAGATGGAAGATGGAGCTAAAAAGTCAGCATTGGCACAAGTCCTGATTGGGCGAGCCGGATCAAAAATGATTCCATTCCTAAACGAAGGCCGCGAAGGTTTGAAAGCAATGGCGGACGAAGCGGATGCTCTCGGAATCACGCTCGACGGAAAATTAACAGCGGCAGCCGAAGCAACCAATGACAACCTATCAAGATTAAAGGCCGGATTGGAAGGCGTTTTTTTACGAGTTATGGCGAAGGCATTACCGAAGCTAGAAGAATTCACAAAACAGCTAGTTGCATGGGTTAAGAATTCCGACAACGTAGCCAAAGCGATGGAGAAGATCAATATCTTCATGAAAACAATGGCAACGATCGGAGCGGTTATTTCCGGAGTTTTAAAACTGATCGGAGAAGCCTTTGGAGCAATGGCGGCGGCGGCATCTTTTGCGCTCGGCGGAGAATTCAAAAAAGCAATGCAGGTCTGGGAAGACGGCACGATCAATTCAATCGAAACGGTTTTCGGAACGGTAGATAAGCTGGCAGAAATCTGGGAAGACGAAGCGGTCAAAGTTGAAGCACAAGCAGAAAAGACCGGAGCGCAATTGGCATCACCAGCAGTAGTTGCCGAAAAGATAATTGGGCTTTCAGTAAATGAAGTAAAAGCCAAACTGAAAACATTAGAAAAAGTAATGGCAGACGCGGTTAAAAAATCCGCCGATATGTCAAAAGAATTCCAAGAGAGATTCACGAACGTTACAAGTAGCGATGCCAACATCGCGGACGCGAACACCATCGACGTTGGCCTCCTTGAACTGCAGGCACAAAAATCATTAAGAGCCGGAGACATCGACGGAGCATTATCAAAAGTCAGAAAAGCCTTTGATATTTTGGATGCGATGAAGGAAGCCGGAACAGAATCCGGAATGGTGCTTGAGGGTTTAGCAATGAGTCTGCAGAGGGTTGGCGAAGAAATAGCCGCCGAGAATCTAGCGGTTGCCGAGGCAAAAATCGAAATCGACAAAGCGGCGATGATGGATCAGATCGGAGAAATAAACGAAGCGATGCAAGCGGTTCTGGATGCGAACCCATTAACCCAAACAATCAGTATCAATAAAGATTTAGTGCCGAACGCGGCTACCCAAAAAGCGGATGCAGGAAAAAACCTTCAACCAGTAAATATGAAGTTCCCAGGATTTGGCGAAATGAATGTTTACGGAGACAAGGCGAACGTCGAAGTATGGAGTCGCGATTTAGCTAAAGAAGCAACCAAGCGAGGCACGCGATGAAAGTCCTAGTTATCGGCGGAATAGAGATACCGCAAAAATCAGCACACCAACTAACTCAGAATTATTCGCCGGTGCAATCCGTTTCCAGAATAAGGATGGGCGATGGAACTTTAACCCAGCAATCAGCTTGGGCCGGAAAGACATCGACCGAAATAAGCGCCGACGGATTAATACCTGCAGGCATTAACGAGATCGATTATTCGCAACCGGTAACAATAAAGTGCATAGCCGAACGAGTGATAACCAGCGCATCGAACATCATAGATATTCCGATCGGACGGAGAGCCGATTACGGGGTTGAAGGCAGAGCGCTTTTAGATGGCCTCTGGCAGACAACACCGGTTTCCATGAGTGTGGACCAAGCGACCTTGACGATCGTGGTTGGAGCAACGCAATACCAAGCTATTTATTGGCCTGAACTTTCTTGCTATTTAGATCCACCAAACGAAACGCGGGATACCAGAACCAGCGCGTACGGATGGACCATTACTGCAGAGGAAATATAAATGGCCGCGCATCGCTATTGGCGGCTACAAGTTCATTCGCTTGAATATTCAGGGCGGGTAAATTTAAACATTTTGGAATTCCGTGAAGTTGCCGGAGTGCCACAGCAAGCAACAGGCGGAACTCCTTTAGGTGACGGCGGAGCTACTTTACCGAATCTTTTCGATAATAATAATACGACCGTTATGGTTGCGTTCACAGCGACATACCCATTACCAAATACGTTCGGCTACGACTTCGGAGCAGGAAACGAAATCGACGTTGTGGAAATCGGCTACCACACAAACAATTGGTGGTATCCAAAAGTAATTTCAGTCTGGTTTTCAGATAACGGAACGGATTGGATTCCGACCAACTATGCAACACAGCCAGCACACGCCGACTACACAGATTACACATTCACGGTTGCGCCTAGAGTAAACCCAGTTTATTGGGGCGTATTATTCCACATGCTAAGTGGAGCAGTTAAGATTGCCGAAATGGATATGTACGAAGTCGGCAACGGAAGCGAAATATCAAACTTCAATCAGGAGTGGGCAGACGCCGGAATAAATAATCCTGACGATGCATTTGATAATAGCTGGTCAAGTAGCGCCGAGATCAGTTTCGGATTACCGAAAAAATTCGGCTGTATGTTTAACGATTTTTATTACACAAACAGCGATCCGGAAATTGAGTTTATTGATTTAAGATCTGACCAATCAGATGGGATAACAATCCCAGAAAGTTTCAGTATCATCACATCAGAAAATCTAACCGACTGGATAATACATAAGAATTATTATAACGAATCAGGGTGGGGGACTTCCGAAACAAGGCGGTTCGATGCGCCTTATGTTGCACCAACAGGAACACCGCATAGATATTGGAGATTGCGAGTAGACAAATCCGATGACGATTTGGCGGTCAAAATTGGAGAGCTACATTTAAAATCTGTTGTGGGCGGAGGACCAGACACACATAATAATTTTAATGATACAGCTTCATTCGGCGATGGAGGAACACCGCAAAATGTATTCGACGGTCAATGGGGAACAATCTGGCAATCAGGCTCGGCAAGTTTTCCACAATATGTTGGTTGGGATTTTGGTTCGATTGCCGAAAACTGGCTTGAACTATTAGAGATAGCAATCCGAAGCGACGCCTTCGGTGGCGAAGTATCATCGCCGGAAGAATTCGCATTAGAATATTCAGATGATGACATTACCTATTATCAATGGGGTTCAACAATCACCGGCGAGACAGGCTGGGGACAACAGCAGTTAAGAACATTCACTTTATCCTTTCCGGCAACAGGATTCGCATCAGTACAATTAGACCACACGCTAGTTCCAGGATTAGGACCATCGGTGGTGACATTGGATCACGTAGTTTCATGGCCCACCGGAGTGACCGGTTTGGTTATGGCCCACGTTATCACCGGAATAGGAAAGCCCGTTTTAACTTTGGATCACACCGTAATAGACAAAACCGGAGCAGGACAATTACAGCTAGATCACGAAGTTCACAGTCTTGGCATTTCAATGATGACGATA